TCCCGCTGAAAAACCTGAGAAGGTTAAGGATGAGGTCAACAAAGAAGAAGATCTTGGTGACGAACCAGAAGATGCGTCGAAAAGTTCCAAAGAAGTTAGTGGAGATGCACAACAAAAGGGTGAAGGTAAACCTGATCCTATGAAGAAAGTTAAAGAAGCTGCTCATGAAGAAGAAGAAGACGAAGACGAAGAAATGGAAGAAATGAGCAAGAAAGATCTTATGGCTGCCATGCATAAAAAAATGGAAGGTATGCATAAGAAAGATCTTATGGCTGCATACAAAATGAATATGGGTATGCACGAAGAAACAGATGACAACATTGAAGAAAGAATTTCTGATATTAACGTCAAAGAAGATGTTTCTGCTTTGATTTCTGGAGAGGACCTCTCTGAAGAGTTCAAGATTAAGGCTGCTACAATTTTTGAAGCTGCTGTTAAGTCTAAGATTCGTAGTGAAGTTGAACGAATGGAAGAAAGTTATGCCGTTCAACTTGAAGAAGCCACTGAAGTGGTTAAAGAAGAACTGTCGGAAAAGGTCGATGGTTATCTTTCTTACGTTGTTGAAGAGTGGATGAGAGAAAACGAAATTGCTGTTGAGCGTGGCCTCAAGGGCGAAATCGCTGAAGATTTCATTTCCGGTCTGAAACAACTGTTTGAAGATCACTACATTGACGTTCCTGACGAAAAGTATGATATTCTTGAAGCTCAGTCTGAAAAGATTTCTGAACTTGAAGAAAAACTCAATACCTCTATCGAAGAGAATGTTGAGAGAAGAAAGGTTGTTGAGTCTCTGACAAGAGATGCAATTATGTATGAAATGTCTGAGGAACTTACCGTTACTGAAATGGAAAAATTCAAATCTCTGACTGAAGAGTTGGAATTTGTGAGTGAAGAAAGTTTCCGTCAGAAGCTCGACACACTGAAAGAAGGTTATTTCCCCAAAACTGGTGGAGAAGAAACTTTCGCGATTGTTGATGGAGATAGTGAAGAACCAGCACAGGACATTGATACGACTGATACGATTAAATCGTACTTGTCGGCTATCAGTCGTACCAAATAGTGCATATTTTATAAATTAACTGTAGAAAAATAAAAAGGAGAAACGAAAATGTTTCAAACAGAACATCTACAAGAAAAGTGGCAGCCAGTCCTAGATCATCCTGAACTTCCTAAGATCGATGATAGCTATCGCCGTGCCGTCACAACCGTTATTCTTGAAAACCAAGAAAAAGCGTTGATGGAAGACCGTGCTTTCCTTTCGGAAGCCGCTCCTATCAACTCGACTGGTGGTTCCATTTCTAACTGGGATCCCATTCTCATCTCGCTCGTTCGTCGTGCGATGCCTAACCTGATCGCTTATGATATCTGTGGTGTCCAGCCTATGACTGGTCCGACAGGCCTCATTTTCGCGATGCGTGCTTCGTTCCTGTCTTCGGATGGTGCAGAAGCTCTGGTTGACGAAGCTCTGCCTGGTAAGGCTGGTGCTTCTAACCAAAACGCTGCTGGTACAACTGGTGGTGGTGATGTTGGTGCAACAGAAACTAATCCTGCCGTTCTGAACGACAGTCCTTCTGCTGGTACTTACACTTCTGCTACTGGTATGACGACTGCTCAGGGTGAAGCACTGGGTGATACATCCACAAATGCTTTCGCTGAAATGGCGTTCTCCATCGACAAGTCCACGGTTACCGCCGTGACTCGTGCTCTGAAAGCTGAGTACACGATGGAACTGGCCCAAGACCTGAAAGCGATTCATGGTTTGGACGCTGAAACAGAACTGGCTAACATCCTGAGTTCTGAAATTCTTGCTGAAATCAACCGTGAAGTTGTTCGCCGTGTTTATGTTGCTGCCGTCAAAGGTGCTCAGGTTAACACGACGACTGCCGGTATCTTCGACTTGGATACAGACTCCAATGGTCGTTGGTCGGTTGAGAAGTTCAAAGGTCTGATGTTCGGTATCGAGCGTGATGCAAACGCGATTGGTCAGCAGACTCGTCGTGGTAAAGGTAACATGCTGATGTGTTCTGCTGACGTTGCGTCTGCATTGCAAATGGCTGGTATCCTTGACTACACGCCTGCTCTGAACAATAACCTGAACGTGGATGACACAACTACGACATTTGCTGGTGTCCTGAATGGTCGCTACAAAGTCTATGTTGACCCGTATGCCGCCAACGTTGCTGCTTCGCAGTATTATGTTGTTGGTTACAAGGGTACGTCCCCGTATGACGCTGGTATGTTCTACTGCCCGTATGTTCCGTTGCAAATGGTTCGTGCGGTTGGTGAAAACAACTTCCAGCCGAAGATCGGGTTCAAGACTCGTTACGGTATGGCTGCTAACCCATTCGCTCAGACTGTTGGTGCAGTTGCTGCGGGTGACACGCAGAACACTGATGCCTCGATTGATGATGGCGTCAATGTTTACTACCGTCGCGTTAAGGTTACAAACCTGATGTAAGACCCTTTCCACGACAGAAAAAGTAAAATAGTCGTGGACCTTCAGGGGGCGCAGTTTGCGCCCCCTTTTTTTTGTCTAATATATACTAGTAGAATGAATGGGTGAAATAGATGAAAGATAAAATGACAAAAAGGGTGAAAAAAATGGAACTGAATAATCCAGTATTTACTGTATTGATTGGTCTGGTGGTTTTTTATATTGGTTTGAAAATGTTTAGTGGTGGAATGAAATCAATGGGTAATATGGAACATTTACAGTTTTTTATTGCCAATCCATTGTATATGTTCTTCGGTGGTATTATTATGACTCTTCTATGGCAATCGTCGTCTCTATCAACAACAGCCATTATTGCTCTTGTTGCATCTGGTGCAGTACCACTACCTGCTGCGATTGCTGCGGTGCTTGGTGCCAATATTGGTACAACTGGTACGATATGGCTTGCAGGACTTTTGGTATCAGATGGAATGCCTAAAGGTGATACATTGCGAATAGCAATGGCACATACTGGTGCGAATCTATTTATGGCCATTACACTACTGCCGTTTGTCCATCATATTGCAAGATTCTTAGGTAGATTCTAATCGTATAAATACTGGTATGGCAACAAGTTATGCACTATCAAGGCAACCAGATGTGTTGGATTATGCAAGTCCAACACAGTTTAGTTTTGTAATCAATCAACTACCAAAGGTGCAGTTTTTTACTACAGCTTGTAGTTTGCCAGGTATTACTCTGGGAACGACAACTTTTCCTACCAGATTTACACAAGTTCCAATTCAAGGTGATAATGTAACATTTGAAAGTTTCAGTTTATCCTTTATTGTTGATGAACATCTTGAAAATTATTTGTCTCTTCACGATTGGATAACTGGAGCTGGTTTTCCAAAGTCCACGGAGCAGTTTCAAACCTTCAGAGATGAAACTTCTGAAACTTCAGATGTTGGTTATCAAAAAGCAGGAACAAGAACTGGTATGGTTACAAAGTCAGATAGAAATATGACTTCTGACTCAACACTAACGATACTATCTAACAAAAATAATCCCATTGTTGAGGTTAGATTTCGTGATATGTTCCCCACGTCGTTGAGTGCACTCAATTATGATCAGAGTGCAACAGATGTTGATTATATGAAAGCAAATGCAACTTTTGAATATCAATTATATGAAATTATAAAACTTTAGGATGATACATGGACAAATTGAGTGAGCTCGCAGCAGAGTCTAAGCGGGATTTAGATATTGATGATACCTTTGAAAATTTACACCAAGAATCATATAAGAACCAAAGAATTCGACCCAAATGGAGTGAGTACAAAGCAAAGTACAAACTTCTAATATTCCAACTGAAAGCTGACCATCGCAGACTATACTTAAACAAGTGGGAATATTACGCGGGCAAAGCTGACCCAAAAACTTACTCCGAAAAACCATTTGATATGAAAGTTCTCAAGACAGATCTTGATATGTATATCAATGCAGATGAAGAAATAATTGAAAGTGAAAAGAAGATTGAATATTACAAAACAATACTGGGTCTTATTGAAGATACACTAAAAAGTATAGAACAAAGAGGTTGGGATATTAAGAACGCCCAACAACAGCAGATACATTTGGCCGGAGGTTTTTGATGAATGATGTTGATGTGAAAGTTGATGAGTACAGTTGTTTCCCCACAATGATTTACAAGTTTGAAGCAGACTTGTCTGATTATTATGATGATATGTTAGAATATATTAAGATACAGCCGATGGAACTGGATGGTATGATTCAGACCAAAGATGATTTATATGCTTTGGAAACATTCGGTCCACTAGTAGAAGTTGTTCGTCATACCATAGGAAACATTCTCAAAAATCTACAATATGATGATTATAAAGAAATTGAAATCACGAGCATGTGGGGTAACCATATGCAAAAGGGTAGAGCACATCCACCACATACACATTCTAATAATGTCATGTCTGGTGTGTATTACATTGAAAGTTCAAAAGATGCAGCTCCCATACAATTCTTTGATCCCAAATCACAAGCAAATGTGTTGAAGCCAAAAGGAGTTGCGACCTGGCAAAATTCTTCTATGTTGCAATTTAACTCTGATGTTGGAACAGGATTAGTTTTTCCTTCATGGTTACAACATTGGGTTCCTCCTACTTCATCAGCAAGAACAAGCATCTCTTGGAATTGCATCATTAGAGGTGACTATGGTTCCAGAGAAGAATACCAGTATGCTTATTTCTAAGAAGGATGAAGTACATCTCGTATTATCAGATGTAGAACCATCTATCGCAGCAGAACTAAGCGATTTCTTTACGTTCGAAGTTCCTGGCTTCAAATTTATGCCTGCATATCGTAGTCGTATGTGGGATGGTAAAATTCGTTTATTCAACATACATACAGGAGAAATTTACGTTGGACTTTTACCTTACATAGAAGAGTATCTGCAAAACTCAAATGTAAAGTTTGAACTTGAAAAGGGTGTGGTAAGTAAAAGGCCTATCTCAAGAAAAAATGTTGAGGGTTTTGTAGAATCACTAAAACCTACTCTTGGTGGTAAAAGAATCTCACTAAGAGATTATCAAGTTGATGCGGTTGCACATGCGATTGCATCAAACCGAGCTCTTCTCATTTCACCTACTGCATCTGGTAAGTCACTCATCATATATTCTCTTGTTCGTTACTATCACATCAAGAAACTGAAAACACTTATACTGGTTCCTACTACTTCACTAGTAGAACAAATGTACAAAGACTTTGAGGATTATGGTTGGGATGCAGAAACCTATTGTCAAAAAATTTATCAGGGGCATGACAGAAACATAACCAAGGATGTAGTTATATCAACATGGCAATCATTGCATAGAATGCCACCAAGATACTTCAAACAGTTTGGTTGTGTGATAGGAGATGAAGCTCATTTATTCAAAGCAAAGTCTCTCACTGGTATCATGACTAAACTAAACAAATGCAAATATAGATTTGGTTTAACAGGAACACTGGATGATACTCAAACACATCGTCTTGTTCTAGAGGGATTGTTTGGAAGATCTAAATATGTTATAACAACCAAAGACCTTATTGATAATAAGACTTTGGCCAATTTAGAAATCAATTGCATTGTATTAGAACATTCAACTGAAGACAGTCAAACAGTAAGAGACTATGATTATGCACAAGAACTGGAATTTATCGTCACAAAACTTGAAAGGAATGACTTTCTTGTTAATCTTATGGGGCATTTCAATGGAAATACACTATGCCTTTTTCTATTCGTAGAAAAACATGGAAAAGTTTTGTATGATTTATTATTAGATAAATATAAAGACAGACCAATATTTTTTGTATATGGCGGCGTCAATACAGAGACAAGAGAAGAAATTCGGGAGATAATTGAAAATGAAAAAAATGCAATCATTGTTGCGAGCTATGGCACCTTTAGCACTGGTATCAACATTCGTAATATCCACAACATCGTGTTCTCTTCACCGTCCAAGTCTAAAATCAGAGTCTTGCAGTCAATCGGAAGAGGCCTGCGAAAGACTGACACTAAAAGTACCATTCGATTATACGATATTGCCGACAACCTCCAGGGCACTGATAATAAAATCAATTTTTCATTGAGACATTTTTACGAACGTCTTAAGATATACAAGAGCCAGCAATTCAACTATAAAGTCAATAAAGTTAAGATATGAAAGAATCAATTACAATTCTAAAATTGACCAATGGTGAAAATATTATTGGAAAGGTAGTAAAATCTGATCAGACTATAGATATATCTTTGCCATTAAAATTTATGCTTATGCCAAAGATGACAGAGACTGGACCCGCTGAAGCTTTAAGTTTATCACCTTGGATTCATCCACTAACAGATGAAGAATATATAACTATAAACTCTAACCACGTTGTTATGTCAGCATTAGCATCAAGCGCTCTAACAAGTTACTATATTCATTGTGTTGAACAATTTAATATCGCTAAAAAAAACGCATTTCTTTATGAATCTGATTCAGAACTTGAACCAACAAATGAAGAGCTAGAAGAGATTCAAAACGAGGAACTTGAAGAGTTTATAAAGAATATAAAACCAAATAAAACTATTCATTAACCGCCCCACATAGGCTATTATAGGGTTGTAGAAACTGTCTGTCAAGTGTTTTTATAACTATATTGACATATTTGTATCTTTGTGGTATATTATATCATCAAAGGAGATTAAACGTGACTAAGAAAAAAAGTGTTCATTATGTGGACAATAAAAAGTTTCTACAAGCTATGACAGAGTGGAAAGAAAATTGTGCCATGGCAGAAGAGGCAGATGATCCCAAACCACCTCTAACAAATTATATTGGTGAGTGTTTTCTAAAAATTGCAACCCATTTATCCTATCGTCCAAATTTTATTAATTACTCATATCGTGATGAAATGATATCTGATGGCATTCAGAATTGTTTGCAGTATGCACATAATTTTGACCCAGAAAAATCTAAAAACCCATTTGCGTATTTTACACAGATAATCTACTATGCCTTTATCAGGCGTATAGCGGTAGAAAAGAAACAGGTGCATGTTAAAAATATGATGATTGAAAAACAGAGTTATGAATCTTTCGTAACAATGGAAGGTGATGATACTGTGTATAATATTGATCTTCCATATGATGTTTTATTAAATCATCTGGATCACAATGTGGAAGTGCGCGAGACTAAGAAACAAGAAACTAAAAAGAAAGGTTTAGAAATCTTTATGGAGAAAGACGTTTGAAAATAGCATTGGTTACCGATACCCACTTCGGTGCAAGAAATGATAGCCTTGCATTCAATGACTATTTCTTTCAGTTCTACGAACAGATCTTCTTTCCATACCTAAAAGAGAATGATATAACTACTGTTGTTCATCTCGGTGATGTAATGGATCGTCGTAAGTTTGTATCATATAGAATCGCAAAAGATTTTCGTGAGAGGTTTATAGACCAATTTACGGGTATTGATTTTCATATGATTGTAGGCAATCACGATACCTATTACAAAAACACCAACTCAGTTAATTCTCTGCAAGAACTGGTGGACGGTAAGCACAGTAATATCACGGTATATCCAGAAGCCACTGAAGTAGATTTTGACGGATGTAAGGTATTGTTTGTGCCCTGGATTAACAGTGAGAATATGTCCAACACTATGAAGATGTTAAAAACATCCACTGCACAGATCTGTATGGGCCATTTAGAGTTGAATGGTTTTGAAATGCAGAAAGGATTTTTCATGGATCATGGTTGGGACAAAGAAGAGTTTAACAGGTTTGATATGGTTATGAGTGGTCATTATCATCACAAGTCTGATGATGGACATGTATATTATCTTGGCACACCATATGAAATCTATTGGAATGACTGGGGCGACCCAAAAGGATTTCATGTGTTTGACACAGAAACAAGACAACTAGAACGTATCGTAAATCCCTTGACAATATACTCCAAAATATATTATGATGATAGTTTAGAGATGAATCATGACATGACACAATACAAAGATAAGTATGTCAAGTTGATTGTGGTCAACAAGAAAGACCTTTACCAGTTTGATAAGTTTGTTGATAAACTCTTACAGGCTGATTGTCACGAGGTTAAGATTGTAGAAGACTTTTCAGAGTTAGATGCGAACAATGTGTCGGATGATATTGTTGAGAACACTGAGGACACTATGACACTGCTTGAGCGGTATATTGACGAGCTAGATGTAACATTGAGTAAAGATAGGTTGAAGAACACTATGAGGACTCTATACACTGAGGCACAGGACTTAGAAATTTGATTTTAGTAACAAATGAAATGTTGGATGAACTATTAGTAACAAATGAAATGTTGGATGAACTATCAGCAAAATTTAAACTTCTACTGAAAATTTATAAAGAACAAGGTCTTTATAAAAGTAAAAAACAATTATCGGAAGACATGTCAGGACTTCTTGAACATATCATGAGCAATCATTACGATGGGAGTATTCCAGCTCAAGGTGATGATGGTAAACCAGATTTAACTCTATTGCATCCATATAAAAATTATGGAAATATTGTTGAAATTAAATGCACCTCTGGTAATATATGGAGAGGAGGAAAATTATCGAAAAGGCCAGGGTTTTATGTTTTAGTTTCTTGGAAAATGTATCCTCCAACATTTATTTCAGGAGGAGATTTTACTTTAAATATATTTTGTGCTGGTATTTATTTGACACCAGATGATTGGGATAAAAAAGAATTAGATGAAAATACGAAATATTATGCAACATCGTATCCTTATAAAAAATTACTAGATAATCCTTTTGAATTATATCATGGAAATATTAATGAAGGTAAAACAAAAAAATTGGTTTGCAGTGAAATATAATTTTGAAATAAAAGAGATAACTCGATTCGATTCTACAGAGTTGGTTCAAACTTATCACTACTCTAAGATAATGCCCAGACTCACCAAACATTTTCTAGGATGTTTTTTGGATGGTGAATTGGTTGGTGTGTTGACTTTGGGCTGGGGTACTCAACCCAAAGCCACTATTGCAAAACTCTTTGATGGTTTAGACACAAAAGATTATTATGAAATTGGTAAAATGTGTATGAAACCAGAGATGCCAAAAAATTCTGAATCACAAATGTTATCTGGTGTTGTAAAATGGATGAAAGAAAATTGTCCTGAAAAAAAATTTCTTTATACTTGGGCAGATGGTATAATGGGTAAACCTGGATATGTGTACCAGGCTGCAAATTTTTTGTACGGTGGATTTATTTGGACACAGATTTATATCAGCGATAAGGGTGAAAAGATACATCCAAGATCTAGTAGAAGACTGTGTGATGAAAACGTACAATTTAAATTAGAAAGAGAACCCAATTTTTTTGAAGGCAAGAAAGGTGAAAGGATATATTGGTTAACACAAGATTTTCTAGACCACAAAGGTATATCCAAGATATATGGAAAACAATTTCGTTATATTCTCCCTCTTAATAAGAAAGCAAGAAAACTTCTAAAAAAATCAAAAGTAGAATGGAATTTGAATTATCCAAAAAATGAGGATTTGGTTTGGGATAAGTCCTCAACGTCAGGTAGAGAAAGATTGGAAGGTATGCCTCATATTGACAGTGATGTCACGGAATATAATGCTAAAAATGTTAACGCACACAAAGGCACTTTGGAGGCGTTTCTTTGATAAATTTTAAAAAGGTTCGCTGGAAGAATTTCTTATCAACCGGCAACCAATTTACTGAGATAGAACTAAACAAAGATTCTACCACATTGATTATTGGTGAGAACGGTGCAGGCAAGTCTACTATTCTTGATGCACTTTGTTTTGGTTTGTTCGGTAAACCATTTCGTGGTATCAATAAGCCACAACTTCTTAACACTGTAAATGCTAGTGCGTGTGTTGTTGAGGTAGAGTTCTCTATCGGACCCAAGAAAATAAAAGTTGTTCGTGGTATTAAACCAGCGGTGTTTGAGATATACGTCAACGGTAAGATGTATAACCAAGATGCAAACTCTCGTGACTATCAAAAGTATCTGGAACAACAAATCCTTAAACTGAACTATCGTAGTTTCACTCAGGTTGTGATTCTGGGTAGTTCTACCTTTGTTCCTTTTATGCAGTTGAAAGCTAGGCATCGTCGTGAAGTAGTAGAAGAGATTCTTGATATTCAGATTTTCTCTTTGATGAATATGCTCCTCAAACAGAAACTAAAAACGATAGATGATGATCTAAAAGATGTTGATTATAAGATTGCTCTATCATCTGAAAAAATCGAACTGAAAGAGAAGTATATTGAGAACATAAAAGAGAACAAGAGAAAGTTACTGACAGAGAAAAAATCTTCTATCACCAAGAACGAGAAAGAGATTGCAAAAAAGTCACAGATTATTGATTCTCTAAAAAAGAAAAATGCGTTGAGTTCGCTTAGTATATCTGACTCAACTAAAATCAAAGCAAAGTTTGATAAGCTGAAAGACATACAATCAACACTGAGAGAGAAATATAGAGCACATTCTAAGTTGGTTACATTCTTTGAGGACAACACTGATTGTCCTACTTGTCAGCAACATATTGATGAAGAGTTCAAGTCTGACATGCTTGATAAAAAGAGAGCAGATGCAGACAAGGTTAGTTCGGGTTTGAATGAGTTAAAAGAAGAGATAGATTCCACTAAAATCAAGATGGATGAAATCAATGTCGTTCTTGATAATATACAGAAAAATTCTGTTGAGATTGCAAAGGAAAATAGTTCAATCACTCAGTTGGAAAAATTCAATAGCACTTTACAGACAGAGATTGAACATTTAGAAACAGGACATATTGAGAAGGCTGATTATAGAGACTTAGATAAACTGAAAGAAGAGTTGCAAGTCTTTGCAGATAGAAAATCAAAACTAAGAGAAGACAAAACATACGCAGAGGCATCAAAGAATATGCTGCAAGATACTGGTATCAAGACAAAGATTATCAAGCAGTATCTGCCTATTATGAATCGGTTAATCAATACCTACTTGACATCTATGGAGTTCTATGTTAACTTCACTTTGGATGAAAGTTTTGAAGAAACTATCAAGTCAAGATATAGAGATGACTTTTCTTATTCGTCTTTTAGTGAAGGCGAGAAGATGCGTATTGACCTTGCATTGCTTTTTACTTGGAGAGCCGTTGCAAAGATGAAGAACAGCACAAATACAAATCTGTTGATACTGGATGAAATATTTGATAGTTCTTTGGATAATTCTGGCACAGACGAGTTCCTA